TTTTAAAGTTAATAATAAATTGAAATTTATAGAATACCGACCGATCACTCCTTTTGAGCAAGTAATGGTTAAAGAGCGAGGGCGATGTCAAGAAATTACATATACATGGTTGGATCCCATAAGGGTCAGTGAGAAAATAGTAGCAAAAAATCAAAATAGTATGCATGCTATTTATTTTTATGATGAAGATGTTATTGTATTTTTTAGTAGTTCTGAAAGTTATATTGGATATGTAATTAATAAATTTGAAAAAGCATTTAATATTCAATTCAACAAATGTGATATATATAGTCAATGTAAGAATGAAGTACTTACAGGGAACCTTAATAACATTGCTGAATTAATCAATATTCATCTATATAAAAATAGTACTGAGGAATATAATATAAAAAAGCTTAGTATCAAAGATGTTCCAAATAATATTTTGAAGCAATATTTTATTTCTGATCAGGTAGCCTCTTTGACATTTAAATTTAATGGCCCAAAAACCACATATTTTTATTTAGATAAAGGGTCTGTGATTACGTTCCCTGATACTGTAAAGGAAGAAGTTGTATATAATGTCCTGGAGAAGCTTATTCAGATTTTTTAATAGATGGTTTGCATTGGCGTTTTTAGTAGCTCCATTGATTGTATTGTATTTTGTTGATACAACATACGGTGTGGATAGTTATGATAAATATAAAGATTTGGTGGAGCTATTGAGTTGGTTATTTGCAGGGATAATGTCATTAGTTACATTTTCTACGTTATTTTTAGCTTTTACATATGAAAATAAATTAGTAGTCTCATCAAAAAATTTAAAAAGCATAATGAAGCCATACTCACTAGATACTGATAACTTGAGAAACTCAATAATTGAGTATTCGTATAGTATGAGTGAAGATAAAATTCTTAAAGCAGTGTTTCGTGGCTTCATCGTTGTCTCATTTTTCTCTTTGTTAACGTGGGGAACGGCTGTGGGGTTCTATACGAATTTTCATTTTTCGTTGCAACTTGATTTCAGTATAGGTTCATTATTGTTTTTTGGAATATATTCATTTTATATATTACTATTTTTAGCATTATTTTTATTGGCAATCGCTATAAAGTTAATGCTACTTAGTAAAGATCCTTTAGGAAAAGGATATTTACCCAATCAAAAACAGGTATCTGATTTTGATTACTTAGCAAATGGTGGTGCAGATATCGCAGAGATTTTTTATAGAAATCCAATTACGTTACATTTTCATAGAAATCCGGAATCTGCAATATTTGAATCGGATATAGCCTTTGAATTACCTATAAATATAGCTAATTTAAGAGTAGTTATTAAAATGCAAGATGAGAAGCGGAAAAATATAGCCACTTTTTATGGAAAAACAAAAGAGGAGCTAGAAGAGGATGAAATAGCAGGCTTCTATTCTGAGGTATTGAAAGAAAAGGTAACGGAAAAAGTGTATAGATTGTTGGAAACTCAAGAGGTTATAAGCATATTAAAAATATATGACAAGGATTATAATCTAAAGGCGCAATATGAATTGAAAAGAGATACTGAGTCTGAGTCGCATTATAAATTCAGTGTGAAGCAAAAAATTCATTTCAATCCATCAACAAAAAAAGATTTTGATGGGAACTTATTGAAAAGTTGTAGAGGTAAAGGGATAGAAATACAAATGGAAATATCCGAATAAAATATAATCATACGAATACTCAGTGTGTATTCTAAGGTGTTTATCGAATAAGATAGACGCCTTTTTTATAAGAGTTAAATTTGTTTTTTTATATTAAGTTCAAATACAATATGATGGCAGATTTTTGGCCGTTTTTTGGCAATAAATGTGCCGGCTGTTTTGGAATTAGAGTGCTATATTTGTATTGTGAGAAGTGGTGGGAAACTCAACACATAAAGACACCTTTATATTTTGTCTAAAACGATTCATAGCGATTGCATATGAAATCTGAAACCAGATTGGGTTAGCAACATTGGATGATTGGAAGAAGAATAAAACTTCATTTACCGTAATAGAATTACAGATTAATAAACAATACTTAAGCATCCATTCGGGTGCTTTTTATTTTGGTTAAGGAGTGAGATAGATGTGTCTTGATATTAGACACCGAGAGAAGCGAATTAATACAGGTTTGATTGAGGTAACGGATAGTGAAAGAATATAAAACCCAACAACAGAAGCGTAAGTTCTATGACAGTGGTGAGTGGAAACGGTTACGAGAACAAGTAAAGAAGCGTGACAACTATGAATGTCAAGAGTGTAAACGTAACGGTCGTGTTCAAACAGACACCAACGAATACAGTGAGAGTGCAAAGCGTAAGAAGATACAGTTAGTTGTCCATCATATCAAAGAGCTTGAGCATTATCCAGAACTTGCATTAGACATAGATAATCTTGAAACGGTTTGCGTAAATTGCCACAACAAAGAACATGGAAGAATGTACGAAAAGAAACAAAATAAATGGGAACATGATGAGAAATGGTGAAAATAAAACAAAAATAACACCCCCCCTTAAAATATTTCAACAAAAATTCGTCTTAGGGGCACCGGAGGAGGGGGTTAACTGTCAGGTTTTTTTCGAAAATACGCGCGTAAGGGGGGGTGGGTAGATGGCTGTTAGTATTGTAAGGTTAAAGGAACAGTTAATGAATAGTATTGATACGACAGATTTAGTTGAAGTTGAAAAGGTGGAACGCTATATTGATCTAGTTAAAGCATTTCGAAAAATTAATAAAACGATAACTAAAGAAGGGGAATCCGTAACAATCAAAAATGGAACTCAAGTTTTCGTTAAGGCCCACCCTCTTATAAGTGAGAGGAATAAAATTAACAGTTCTTTAATTGCGTTAGGGAGAGATATAAAGTTTGTTGTTAAGAATACTATCCCTGATACAGGATATAACAAAAGTGATCTTACATGATTAAGCAAAAATATGTAGAAGAATATATTGAACTTTATCGAAGTGGGAAAGTGAAGTTCAATAAAGAAATCAAACTGTTAATTAGATATCTAGAAAAATACGTTTTAAATAGAGACGATTTGTATTTTGATGATGAAATGATTGAGGATTGTATTAACTTCGGTGAGAAGTGGTATTTTCCGATGCAACCATTTCAAAAATTCTTAATAGCATTCGTCTTTTTGTTTTATAAGAAAAATGGACGTGTATTTTATCGTACATTCCTATGGATGTTAGGGCGTGGCGGCGGTAAAAATGGTCTGATTTCTGTTATTATTCATTTTTTAATTAGTGAATTACATGGCATTCTAGAGTATAACATTTCAGTTGTTGCGAATAGTGAAGAACAGGCGAAAACAAGCCCTGATGAAGTTCATAAATGTGTGAAGAAGAATGAGGTCTTGAAGAGAGCCTTTAAAACAACGTTAACTCAAACGGTTTCAAAGGCTACTGAAAGTGTACTGAAGTTTAGGACTTCAAACGGTGATACAAAAGATGGTTTGCGTGATGGTGCCGTTGTATTTGATGAAATACATCAATACGAAAGTAATAAAGATGTCCGCGTTCATATCAGTGGTTTAGGGAAAAAGAAAAACCCACGTGAATTTTATATTGGTACAGATGGATATGTTCGTGACGGTTTCTTAGATAAGCAAAAAGAAAAGGCAATGAAGGTATTGAACGGTGAAGCACGTCCGAATGCTGTCTTTCCTTTTATCTGTAAATTGAATGATGAAAACGAAGTGGATGATATTGATAATTGGGAACTTGCTAATCCTATGTTATCTAAGCCATTGAGCGAATATGCTGAGGGGTTACTTGAAACTATAAAAGAAGAATACGAAGATTTAGAGGATGACCCAAGTAATAGAGAAGAGTTCATGACAAAACGAATGAATTTACCTGTTACAGATTTAGAAAGGTCAGTTGCAAAATGGGAAGAGATTGCGGCAACTAATCGCGAATTTCCAGATTTACAAGGTCATGAATGTATCGGCGCACTTGATTATGCAAGTATTCGTGATTTCGCAGCATGTGGATTACTTTTTAGAAGTAAGGGTGATTATTTATGGAAGTCTCATTCGTATGCTAGAAAGGAATTCGTTGATAAATATTATAGTTATTCCAAAAAGCATGATGCTGAAATTGCAGGTAAGAAGAAGTTTGCACCAATTCGAGAATGGGAAGAGCAAGGCCTTCTGACAGTTGTGGAAGGAGAAACAATTGATCCACATACCATCGTTGCTTGGTTCGTTGAAATGCGAAATTATTATGATATCAAAAAAATCATAATGGATAATTATCGTGCAGACTTACTAAGAACACTTTTTGAGGATGCTGGATTTGAAGTTGAAGTAATTAGAAATCCGAGAGCTATTCATGGTTTGCTTGCTCCTAGAATTGAAGTTGCATTTGCACATCGCCAAATTGTATTTGGTGATAATCCGATAATGCGTTGGTATACCAATAATGTACTCGTTGTTATTAAAAAAGATGGAAATAAAATGTATGAGAAGAAAGAACCAGTTCGCAGAAAAACAGATGGATTCCAGGCATTTGTACATGCTATGTATCGAGCGGATGAGGTAAGAGAAACAGATGTTGGTGCAGCGCTAGACTTGCTGAATGCATTGAACTTCTAAGAAGGGGGTGAAGGGGAAATATGAGTTGGTTGTCGGATGTACTTGGTAAAAATAAAGAGATTAATATGATGCTAAATGATTTTGATTTCTTTGGTATTGAAACAGATCAAAGAGCGTATTTAAAAAAGGTAGCATTAGAAACTTGTATTAATTTTATTGCTCGAACCGTTTCGTTGTCTGAATTTCGGATGATGAAAAAGGATACACGTCAATATAATGATTGGCATTACTTATTGAATATTAGGCCGAATACAGATCAAAGCGCAGCTGATTTTTGGCAAGATTTTGTGTATAAATTGATTTTTGATAATGAAGTGTTGGCAATTCTTACAGATCAAAATGATTTACTCATTGCTGATCATTTTGATCGTGTTGAATATGCAGTATATCCTGATGTGTTTAAAAATGTAACCGTAAAGGATTATACATTCCAAAGGTCATTTCAAATGGACGAGGTTATTTACATTACTTATAACAATGAAGAATTGACAAAATTTATGAGTGGAATATTCAAGGATTACACTCAACTTTTTAGTCGTATGATTGAGACAAATATGTTTTCTAATCAAATACGTGCAACTGCTGAGATGGAATCCGCACAGAATTTGGAGGGAGAAAACCTTACTAAATTACAAAGCTTTATGGATAAATTGTTTGGGGCGTTTCGGAAAAACGCTTTTGCAATCGTTCCAAAAATAAAAGGTTTTAACTATACGGAAATTGCCGATGGTTCAAATAATGGAAGGTCTGTAGAGGAACTATCAAAATTAAAAAAAGATTTAATAGATCATGTGGCTAATATTTTAGGTATTCCTACGGCATTAGTTCGTGGTGATATGGGAGACTACGAAACATCAATTAAAGCCTATATAAAATTCTGTATTAGTCCTCTAATTAAAAAAATCGAAGATGAATTAAATGCGAAATTAATTGAAAAAAAGAACTTCCTATTAGGAGAAAAAATTGAAGTAACTGGTGTGAAAGAGAAAGATATTATTGATCATGCTGAGGCTGTTGATAAATTAGTAGCAAGTGGTGCATTCACTAGAAATGAGGTGAGGAAGTTGTTTGGTGCTGAACGCTCTAATAATCCAGAACTAGACGAATTTGTAATTACGAAGAATTATCAATCTGCAAATTCAATTGAAGGAGGTGATAAGAATGAAAAATAAAATACAACATATTCCTTATCAGTTTTCTAATGCAGTTAATCCAGAAAATGATGAGCACGAAATGGTGTTATCAGGTTATATCGGTAGTAGCAGTTGGTGGTACGATGCTATTAGTGCTGAAAGTGTAAGAAGCGCTTTGAAAGAAGTTAGAGCATCTACAGTTAAAATTAAACTAAACAGTGGTGGTGGCGATGCCGATCAAGGTGTTGAGATCTATAATTACTTAAAGGACTTAGATAAAAAAGTCATTGTGGAAGTTACATCACTAGCAGCTTCTGCTGCATCGATTATTGCAATGGCTGCTGACGAGATTGTTATGCGAACAGGCTCACGAATGATGATTCATGAAGCGTCAACAATAGCTTATGGAAACAAGCAGGATATTCAAAAAACATTGAATGCACTCGAAGCGTATGATGAGTCGATAGTTTCAATTTATAAGCAAAAAACAGGTAAAAGTCGTGAAGAGATTACAGATTTATTAGAAGCTGAAACATGGTTTACTGCTGAACAAGCAGTACAAGAGGGTTTTGCTGACAAAGTAGAATTTGATAATCGAGAAAGTGAAAGTGGTATTACTGATGAACAGTTGGAACAGATTATTAATAGGGTAACGAATAACTTACAACAAAATATGAATTTATCAAATAAACCTAATCCAGAACCACCACATTTACAAGTGGAGGGTAATCAAAAACGGAAAAGGTTTTTTTAATTCTAAAAAATTAGGAGGAAACAATTATGGTTATGAAAATTAAAGGTACAATGGAAAACTTTGAAGCGAAAAAACAAGCATATATGAATCTGGTGAAAGCGGAAGATACAAAAATGGAGGATTTATCCGCTGCATTTGATGATATGTTTGATACTCTTGTAACGGATTTATCAGAAAAGATTTCAGCACAAGCACGTATCGAAGCGCAAGACGCTCAAATTTTGACGTCACGTGGACAAAATGTTTTAACGTCTGAAGAACGTAAATTCTTTAATGCAGTTGTACAAGATGGGGGATTTAAGGATGATTCAATTCTTCCATATACTACACAAGAACGTGTATTTGAAGATTTAGTAACTGAACATCCATTACTTGAAGCAATTGGAATGCAAGATTTAGGAGCAGTAACGAAGTTTATTTATTCTGACGCAACAAAAGCGTATGCATGGGGAGAATTATTCGGTGATATTAGAGGGCAAATAAATGCAGCCTTTAGAGAAGAACAAATTGGACAACTTAAATTAACTGCATTTAGTGCTATTCCAAATGACATGCTCGAATTAGGGCCAGTATGGGTAGAGCGTTATGTTCGAACATTATTAGTAGAAAGTTATTCTGTTGGTTTAGAGTTTGGCTTTGTAAATGGTGGCGGATCAGTAGCGCATCAACCTGTAGGTTTAATGAAAGATGTAAATGCAACTACAGGTGCGGTTACTGATAAAAAATCATCCGGTACACTAACATTTGCTCCTTCTGAAAATGGTGAAGTAATTGCTGGTGAGCTTTATGAAGTAGTAAAAGCTTTATCTGTTGATGGGAAAGGAAAATCCCGTAAAGTATTAAATAAAATTGTGATGGTTGTCAATCCTGTAGATGCAATTGGTGTACAAGCACGTAACACAATTCAAACGGCTAATGGCCAATGGGTAATGGCATTACCTTATAACATTCAAACTGTTGAATCTGAAGAAGTTCCAGTTGGAAAAGCATTATTCTTTGTGAAAGGACAATATATCGCAGCGATAGCAGGTGGATACAAACTTAAAAAGTTTGACCAAACATTAGCGATTGAAGATGCTACGCTTTATACAATCAAACAGTTTGCTAATGGTAAACCAAAAGATAATAAAGCAGCTCTTGTTTATGATTTGAAAATTTCTTTTACACCACCAACTCCACCAGCAACTAAATAAGGAATGATGTGAATGGATAAGGTAATTTCAAATGAAATATTGCAGCAATTCAAAGATAGGATGCGATTAGGTGATGATGAAGATGAAAACCTAAGACGCATCCTATTTGCATCCAATAAAGATTTAGCTAGGGTTTGTGGTAATTATGATCTTAATATTGATGAGGTGTTCAAGGAATTAGTCTTTGAACGCTCTCGTTATGTTTATAACGATGCCTTAGAGTATTTCAATAAGAATTTTTTAAGCCAGATTAATAGTTTAAGCATTGGAAAAGCTTTAGAAGAAATTAAGTTGGACGGTGATTAATATGCGTCCTTTTCAGTATAAAAAAACGCTGAATACAGGTGATTTTAGAAATCGAATTAGCATTGAGCGACCTATAGTAATAAAAGATGAATTAAACCAAGTAATCGAAACATCTTGGCAAGAATTAAAGAAAGCCTGGTCAATGATAAAAACGGTGAAAGGTTCCGAGTACATTGAAGCTTCAGCTTCACAAGCTACAAGGGTTTATCGTTTTGTGATTCCATTTACTTCTGATATTACAGAAGAAATGAGAATCAATATGAAAGGTCGTATCTTTGACATTATCGAACCGCCAATGAATGATGATGAAATGTATCAAACATTGACTATTATCGCAAAGGAGCATACTTGATATGAATGATTTTGCGAGTGATCTTGCTAGAGAATTACAAAGATATGCACATGTTGTGGAAGAAGAATTGTTGACAGCACAAGAAGAAGTAGCCGATCTTGCTGTAAGTAAATTAAGACAAAGTGGCCCTAAAAAAACAGGTGCTTATCGTAAAGGGTGGCGTAAGAAAAAAGAAGGTAATAGCGTTGTCGTCCACAATACAAAAGGACAATTAACACATCTTTTAGAAAAGGGACATGTGAAAGTCGGTGGTGGTCGAGTTCCAGCACAAGTTCATATTCGTCCAGTTGAAGAGTATGTAATTGACGAATTGCCAAGACGTATCGAAAGGGCGGTTCAACAATGATATTAGGTGAATTAACAAAAATTCTTGAAGCTACCGGTTATCCTGTGGCTTATTCGCATTTCACAGCAACGCTAAATAATCCAGTTCCGGCACCGCCTTATATCTGTTTTCTTGTGGATGGATCAGCAAATTTAATGGCTGATAACAAGGTTTACCACAAGATAAATGATTTGAATATAGAGCTTTACACAACTAAAAAAAATTTAGTTGCGGAAGCCAAGCTAGAGAAGGTCCTAGACGATCATGATATCCCTTATGAATCGTATGGGACTTTTATTGAATCTGAAAAGTTGTATCAAAAATATTATGAAACGAGGTTGATATAAATGAATGAAAACAAAGTAGCTTTTGGTTTGAAAAATGTCCATTATGCACTTTTCGATATTAAAGATGGTGTAGTCACATTTAGCACACCGATTCCATTACCAGGTGCAGTTGAATTAACGTTTGATCCACGAGGGGATTTAATTGAATTCTACGCGGATGACATGCTTTACTATGCGGCAAGTAATAACCAAGGTTATGACGGAACGCTATCCATCGCGACAATTCCAGAACAATTTGCTGTTGATGCATTAGGAGAGGTATTAGACGAAGAAGACGGTGTGTTAAACGAATTAGCTGACGCGAAAGGGAAATCATTTGCATTATTATTTGAATTTGATGGTGATGTACGAGCAACGCGCCACGTTATGTTTAACTGTTCAGCAAGTCGTCCAACACTTGCATCTAAAACGAAAACAAATTCAGCGGAGCCAAATACAAATGAACTTAAATTTGTATCAAGCCCTATTGATATTAACGGAAAACGTATGGTTAAAACGAAAACTACAACTAAATCAAAACAAGCGATTTATGATAATTGGTACAAAAAAGTGTATACAAAAGTACCTGCATTACCGAAAGGAGCATAAGTAGATGGAAAAGACAATTTCAATAGATGGAAAACAAGTCAGATTAAAAAGTACAGCAGCAACAGTTAAACGATATAAAGCACAATTCAGACGTAATTTATTTGCAGATATGATGGGGTTAGGAGCAATTAGTACATTAACTTCGTCAGATGGATCACAACAACCTATCGATACATCTAATCTTGATTTAAGTAAAGTGGACTTTGAGCTTGTTTATGATTTGACTTGGTTATTCGCTAAAACGGCTGATTCAAGTATTCCTGATCCTATGACGTGGCTGGATGAATTTGAAGAATTCCCAATTGAAGAAATCATGCCAGAAATAATGGAACTAGTTCAAGTCACTATGGGAGCAAAAAAAAAATAAAAGAAAACAATGGAGAGCAAGGGACATTCAGTGATGAAGAATTAACCACTGATTTGTTCCTTGCTCTTTGTTATAAAGCGAAATTAACGCGTTGGGATTTAGAAGATATGACAATTGGTGATTGTTTTGATTACATTGCTGAATTCGCTGAAATGGAGAATCCAGACAAAGAAAAAGTTAGAAAAGCAAATCAAAAAGATTACGATGCGTTCTAAGAAATGAGGTGAGAAAATGGCAGGAAGAATTAAAGGGATTACGATAGAAATCGGCGGAAATACTCAACCGTTACAAAATGCTTTAAAAGATGTAAATAAACAAAGTGATGCCTTGGCTAAAGAATTAAAAGATGTTGAACGCCTGTTAAAGTTTGATCCAGGTAATGTGGAAGCATTAGCACAAAAGCAAAAATTACTTACACAACAGATTGAAAATACAACGCAAAAGCTAGATAAATTGAAAGCAGCGGAACAACAAGTACAAGCTCAATTTCAAAATGGTAAAATTTCTGAAGAACAATATCGTGCATTCAGGCGTGAAATTGAATTTACAGAAGGGTCACTTAATGGTCTTAAAAATAAGCTAGGAAACATGAAGGCTGAACAAGAGAATGTAGCGAGTTCAACAAGACAATTAGAAACGTTGTTTAGTGCTACAGGGAAAAGCGTTGATGATTTTGCAAGTGCATTAGGTAATCGTCTTGTAAATGCAATTAAAAGCGGAACAGCTACAAGTCGCCAATTAGAACAAGCAATTGGGATTATTGGTCGTGAAGCATTAGGAACTGAAGCGGATATTGAAAAGTTACAAAGAGCGTTACGATCTGTGGATGCTGGCAATTCAATACAACAAGTTCGAAATGAATTAAGAGATTTACAGCAAGAAGCCCAAAGGACGGAAAGAGAATTTCAAGAATTAGATATTGGCTTAGAAAACGTTCTTGGTGCAATGGTAGCTGGTGGCGGAATTGCCGGGACAATCGAAAAAGCACTTGATATGTCTAAACTAAAAACAAAAATTGATATAAGTTTCGAAGTGCCTGACTTCTCGAAAAAATCGGTGGAAGAAGCTATTAGGAGTGTCACTACTTATGGAGTTGATGCTGAAGCATCTTTGGAGGGTGTGCGTAGGCAATGGGCCTTAAATAAGAATGTAAGTGATGAAGCGAATGCATCCATCGTTAAAGGTGCAGCAACAATTGCGCAATCCTATTCAGGATTAGATTTTACTGAATTAATTCAAGAGGTTAATGAAATAGGTAATGAATTAGGTATATCACAAGAAGGCGCTCTTGGTATGACAAACGCTTTACTTGGAATAGGCTTTCCACCTGAACAATTAGATATTATCGCTGAATATGGAGGGCAGCTAATACGAGCTGGATACAGTGCTGAAGAAGTCCAAGCAATAATGGCGGCTGGGGTCGAAACCGGCACTTGGAATTAGATTATAGTTCCCTTGTATGGTGACATACAATGAAAAACTCCTTTAATTCAGTGAAACTCTCAAATGAGACAATACTGAGCGAAGCCTTTTAATTAAGGAACGTGCAACGACTAGTCGAAAGACGTAGGGTGTAAGCAAATGACACTCGAAATGGGGAGCAACTCAAGTAGTTGAAGATATAGTCTAATCTATGCGGTGACGTATAGCAGTTCATAAGAGAACGGGCGTGACGTTGCGAATCACGTTGAATATAAATGATTGATAATCTCTTAGATGGATTGAAAGAAGGGCGTATTAAAGCGGCTGAATTTGGCCAAGGTGTCGATAAAGCTATGAAAGAAACGTTAGAAGGTACTAATATTTCAGCTGAACAATTGCAAAAATGGGGGCAATCTGTAGCGAATGGTGGTAAAGAAGGCTCAGCCGCTATGTCAGAGATTGCAGCAGCTTTAGCCAATGTAGAAGATAAAACGAAGCGAAACGAGTTAGGTGTCAAACTTTTCGGCACAATGTGGGAAGATCAAGGTGACAACATAACATACGCGATACTTGGAGCCCAAAGTAAAGTAGTTGATTTTGATAAGAACCAGCAAAAATTAAATGAATCTATTAAGAAGATGGATGCAAGTCCAGCTGTGAAATTCCAACAAGCTATGCAAGATTTACAAGTTGCTCTCGAACCATTGCTAGGGGTTGTAGCAGATGTTATTTCTAAATTTGCTGAATGGATTTCTAATAATCCAGAATTGGCAGCAACATTAGCAGCTGTAGCAACCGCTATTGGAATAATCTCAGGTGCAATTATGGCGCTTGCGCCAATAGTTGTAACGGTAATGAGTATTTTTGGGGTTGGTGCGGCTGTAGCAGCTGGGATTGTCGCCATTGTTCCAATTATCATAGCAGCTATTGTTGCCCTTGGTTTTGCTATTTATAAAAACTGGGAAGATATCAAAAATTGGACGATAGATACCTATAATTTTATTAAAGATTATTTAGTAGGATTGTGGAGCGGAATAGTAGAAACCGCATCCTCTTGGTTATCTTCGCTTGTAGAATCAGTGTCTGGATGGTGGTCTTCCCTAGTAGAATCAACGATAACATGGCTATCTTCAATGGTAGAGACGGCATCTAGCTGGTGGTCTTCTCTAGTAGAAACCGCATCTCAATTTTTTATGCAATTGTTCCAAAAATGGCAAGAAACTTGGCAGTCTATTCTTACATTCTTAGATCCAATTATTTCATTAATTTCTACCTTGTTAGAAGCAGGGTGGCTATTAATACAAGCGGGGGCGCAAATTGCCTGGGCGGCAATATCTCAATATATTATTCAGCCGATTCAGGAAGCATATAACTGGGTGAGTGTAAAAATCGGTGAATTGGTTGCATGGCTTGGTACGCAGTGGGAATTAGCAAAATCCTATACATTAGCAGGTTGGAATTTAATAAAACAGTATGTTATTCAACCGGTTCAGGAATTGTGGAATACAACAAAGCAAAAGCTTTCTGATTTAGCTAATTGGATATTAAGTAATTGGGAATCTATAAAATCTTATACACTTGCAGCATGGAATTTAGTTAAACAATACGTAATTAATCCAATAACTGAAACGTATAATCAAGCCAAACAAAAATTTACTGATCTATATAATTCAGCGAAAGAAAAATTTGATTCTGTAAAAAATGCCGCACAAGAAAAATTCGATGCGGCTAAACGTAATATTATTGATCCGATCAAAGAAGCGGTTGGTAAGGTAGAAGAATTTATTGGGAAGATCAAGGGATTCTTTGAAGGTTTAAAGCTTAAAATACCTAAACCTGAAATGCCACCTATGCCACACTTTAGCTTAGAAACTAGTACAAAAAATGTTTTAGGTAAAGACGTTACTTATCCATCTGGAATTAATATTGACTGGCGTGCAAAAGGTGGTATCTTCACTAAACCAACTATCTTTGGAATGATGGGTGGAAATCTACAAGGTGCTGGTGAAGCTGGACCAGAAGCGGTATTGCCTTTAAATAAAAAGACACTTGGGTCTATTGGTGCAGGAATCGCAGCAGCCATGCCACGACAACAATTTGCTATGCCAGGAGAAATAAATCAATTAATGGGTGACATGAGCCGTATGATGGCTAGCTCTGTGAGTCAATTATCAGGATTAAAGACTGTTATGAGTAGCGTGTATGGAAACATGTCAAATAGCAAACAGGCTATGACAAGTAGTGTATCAAATCAAGTATTTAATAACTCGTTTGGATCATCTGGTGACGGAGCAATACCGATGCTTGGTGGTGATTTGGTTGTTGAAGTTCCTGTTGTTATAGAGGGGCGAGATGTGGCGCGTGGTACGTATCGATATACAACCGAGTACCAAGAAAGAGAAAAACAAAGAGACTCAGCCTTTTAGGTTTGGGTTTCTTTATTTTATAAAGAAATGAGGTGTCAACATGAGTTCTTTTACATTTAACAAAATACGTAAAGGCTTTATTCAAATTGCGAAAGGATGGAAAAGACCTACTTGGGCCCCATTGAAACGAAATTTTCTAAACGTTCCAGGATATCCAGGCGCAAGATTGTTAAACACAGAAACAGAAATGCGCGTTTTATCTATTCCGGTAGGAATTATAGTGCCTGATGGATCTAACTTAGAAAAGCTGAAAGAAGAAATTGCAAGTTGGCTCATAACAGAGCAACCAACAGAACTTATTTTTGATGTAGAACCAAACAGAACGTATTTAGCAATTGTGGATGATAGCTTTGATCCGGATGAATTTGTAACACTTGGAATAGGAACAATCAAATTCATTTGTCCAATGCCTTATAAATTAGGGCCAATTCGAAATGTAAAAGCAAAACTAGAACCAAATAATATTATTAAAATAGATGTTTTGAATGAAGGAAGTGTATTTTCAGAACCAAAATTCAAGATACAGGTAGAGAATCCTTCCACATTCATCGATATTATAAATAAAAATGGAAATCAACATTTTCGTATAGGATATCCAGTTAAGATAGATGAAACGCCAATAAGTCGGTATGAATTGGTTATGCATGATAAAGCGAATTCTCTAGTGGGTTGGACGGAAGTGGGAAAAGATTTTGTTTCAGATTATGGAATCGTAGCAGGGAAAATGATAGCGGACGGCGCACGTATCATGCCATCTGATTACGGTCAAGGGCAATTTTGGCACGGGCCAGCGGTGAAGAAAAGCATTACAGGTGGACCGCTACAAGATTTTACACTCGATGCAATAGTTGAATGCCGAAACTTAAACCCCGCAACTATGGGACGTGTAGAACTTTATTTATTAGATGAAAGCAGCGTTGTAGTTGGAAAAGTAGGTATGTTTGATGCATATAGAAATTCTAGCGAAAATTTTGGTGAAGTTATGGCGGGAAACGGTGACTACAATCATCTGATTATAGCGGAAACTGGTTATTATCGTTCAACTTGGAATAATTTTTATGGCCGTCTACACATTGCACGAGTAGGGAACTATTGGCAAGGTGATATTGCATTACTTGATGAAAAAGGAAATTACCATACAGAAAAATTCGCCCAATGGTGGGATACGGGCAATAGCTTTATGAAAAAGGTTGCTCAGATTGTTGTGCATATATGCTCGTTTAATGATGCACCATCATTAATTGCAGCTGTGCATGATATTAAAGTGCAAAAAGTAAATAGTAATACAGAACGTCAAATACCTTACATTGTTCAAAAAGGTGATTTTGTAGAAATCGATTCATCGGATGCAAGTATACGTATTAATGGAGCAGATGCGATTAATATAAAGGATTTTTTGAGTGACTATATACGTGTCGAAAAAGGAAAGAATGAAATCGAAATATCCCCAAACAACATTGGACAGGTAGATGTCACATACAGGGAGCGTTACAGATGAGTAAAGCAAATAATCTATTACACATTGTGGATTTTAAAACAGAACAAATCATAGGTGTTATCAAAGAACAGGATTATTGGGATGATTTACGCCAATGGGAGCTTAAAGATAACAAAGATAAATTTGAGTTCACAACAGCTGATGGTACAAAGATAGCGGCATCACTTATACAACAGAACCTTGTCGTTAAACAAACTCGTGACGGTACTTTTGTTTCATACATTATTACAGAAGTAGAACAAGATTCAACAGGTCGTCCAAAGAAGATTTATGCACTTGGTGAACATACAAAGCTAAAGAAAGCGACCGTAATTAAACCACAAACTTTGCAAGCTACTACAGTCAATGAATCTATGGACTTCGCTTTACAAGGTACAGAATGGAAACGTGGGATTACGGAGTATGTTGGTATACGTACCATTAACATTAAAGATTTCACAAATCCGCTTGATCTCTTAAAGCAAATCGCATCTACGTTTGAACTTGAAATTCGTTTTAAAACAGAAATACTAGGATCTTTTATTGTCGGTCGTTATGTAGATTTAGTAAAAAAGGTTGGCCGTGACAATGGGAAAGAGTTTTTACTAGGAAAAGATGTACAAGGCATCCGGCGTATTGAGAATAGTCAAGATGTAGTAACCGCTCTTGTAGGTGTCGGCCCACAAAATAGTGAAACCGGTGAATTTCTCACATTTGAAGAAATAAACGATGGAAAACTTTATGTAGGAAATAATGATGCTCTACAACGTTGGTCAAAAGATGGCAAGCATTTATTCGATATTTATTCACCACAAACAGAACATCAAGATATGACGAAGCAACGACTCAAACAGTTAACCGAAGCAGAATTAAAGAAGCGAATTGATAGTTCTACTTCATATGAAGTAAGTGCAGTAGCGCTTGAAAAAGTGTTTGGTTTATCTCATGAAGCGGTTCGTAAAGGAGATACGGTACGAATAAAAGATACAGGGTTTAGTCCACCACTTTTCTTAGAAGCTAGGTTAATAGCAGC